TGTCCCGATCCAAACTATGCACCTATAACTGAAGAGTTTAAAGGTACTATAGACCCGAGATGGGAATATAGAATCAATAGATTCTTCAGATGGCAACATATAAGGAGAGAATCCTTAAGGATTGACTTTAGAGATAATCATTTAAGTACAAAGACCTCTCCAAACGGAGGGAACGCTCTTAACGACTCATTAAGTGAGGTATTCAACCTAAAGAAGAATATGTCACTCTTTGAATCGATCTGTTGTATAGGTGGTAAAACACTATCCAATAGACTGAAAGATCTTTCACTACGTTTGAAACCTACCGGTGTTGATATAAAGACTCTGAGAAGAGTAACTTCAATATCAGACAAGGAAGGTAAAACTCGTGTGGTAGCTATTCTTGATTATTGGTCACAGACGGCATTACTGCCGTTACACAACGCCCTTTTGGGGGTGTTGCGATCACTTAAAAGTGATATGACTTTCAATCAAGGTAACTTCAAACAAGTTTTGGGGCCTGGTCCTTACTTTAGTTTTGACCTCAAAGATGCGACAGATAGGTTCCCTATTGCTTTACAGCAAAGGGTACTTACCTATCTCATCGGAGAAGCCAGAGCCAAAGCATGGTCCGTTATTCTTATCCAAGAGGCCTATAATACACCAAATGGGAGATCTGTTAAATATAATACAGGTCAACCAATGGGTGCATATAGTTCTTGGGCCACTTTTGCGCTCACGCACCACTTAGTGGTGCAGTCAGCTGCTATGGAAGTCCAAAAATTTCCATTTACTAACTACGCCATATTAGGCGATGATATAGTAATAAGTGACCAAAGCGTAGCTTTGCAATATAGAAAACTAATGTCACAGTTAGGTGTAGAATTTTCGGAGACAAAAACTATAGAATCAAAGATTCTGTTCGAATTTGCCTCCCGTATATTCCTTAAAGGGGAAGAGATTTCTCCCTTCTCCTTAAAGGGTTTACATGAAAGTTCAAATCACCCTGCTATGATAGTAGAGTTCATTAGAACAATGCAGACGCACGGATGGAATTTACTTAGAGAGGGTAACATACCCGGCCAAATTTCAACCCTTTTACGTTTATTAGGAAAACCAATGTTTACACGTTGGCGTTTTCTAGTAGACGTCTTCTACCACCTGCCATTACAAGCAGTTATTAAAAATGAGAGTGGCCTTCCGGCCTTCAAGTTTATGGATAATATATCGTGTTTTCAGAATCAACACATCCCTATTTTAAGGGATGCCTTGATCGAGGAACTACGATCTAGGGTAGAAAAGAGAGTTGATGAAATATCAGAATTACATGCGGAGTGGGCTATTGCCCTTCCCATGCTTTCTGAATTCATCAGGAGTGACGCTGGCGACATGCCCATAAGTCCTGCTACTATACCTGTTATTGGTGTCTGGCACAAGCTCAAACGCGAAGCGAGAGAGCTTGCAAACCAAATGACATCATACTATGACGACCCTGATCAAGATATACCACTTCAACAGTGGGTATCAGATCTGGTCGGACTTAGTAACACCCCTAATATTAGTAAGGTGTTAACAGAACGTAAGCATAAACAGATAATCCTCATTGCGTCATCGCTTATTACGAAGGCCCTAAAAAGGGCTAAGTTACAAGGATTTGGTAATGAAGAATAGGGGGTTTATCCCCCCGGGCACCCGTTTG